GGACGAAGTTCTATAGATCCTGTAGTGAATCCAAGGCCAAAGGTTTGAGCAAGAACAATTGTTTGAACTGTATTTCGTAAGACAGAAGATTTTCCTCCACGATTCGGCCCTGTGAGGATGGCGTGATGATGATTTCCTGTGAGACGAAGATTGAAAGGAATACAATTGGAAACAGTTGGATCTATACCCTGGCGAATTACAAGATGGGGCGTATTCCCTTTGTAGAAACGAACAGGACGAAGGTTTTCCTGAATCGCTAAGCGATATACAACTTCACAATCCCCTAGCGTTTGAAGAGCAAGTTGTAGTTGAAATGGATGATCCCAGAGTTCTGCGAAAACACGATGGGGATCTGAAAGATCCATAGATTCAAGAGGATCTTTGAAATCCATAGAGAGGCTAGAACGAAGCTCTTGGAAGCATTGAATAAACCCAATGGAAGCCTGAGATACTCGCATTAATTCTTTATGAATTGCTTGAAGGTGAAGAGCATTTTGAATGGGCTGATAAATGGATTGGCCGAGAGAAAACAATGTAAGAGATCCTTGGAGAATTGTTCTTGGATTTTTCAGATCCAACGTATGCATTCCCAAGACTCCAAACAATATTTTTGTATATTGTTCCACGGAAATAGGTAAATTATACCAATATTTTAAAAAAAAGAAAGGCATACAGACCATAAAAAGAGGTGTAAGAACAGCTAGAGCAGGAACAATATATTGCTTGAAAATGGACACGAGCAAGAGAACAAACGGAATTGTATTCAAAACTTGAAGAGCTGGCCATCCAGAAAAAAGAAGTTGTTCATACGAATTTTTTTCAACTTCTGTTTTTGTTTGGAACAATCCAAGTTGAGGTTCTAGCTCTGAAATTGTTTGAAATAATTTTTCTATTTTCTCTTTTTTTTCTGTATCCAATGAATTTCTCAAAGATACAATTGCATCTTGACGGCGTTGTAAAATGCCAATTGCAGGGGTCATTTTTCGGAGTTGTAGGTGAAATTGTTTCTTCCCTGCTTCTGTGACAAATCCCAGCGGTTTCACCAATTGATCTGTTCGTGCTTCACGTAGGATACTTTCAATATCCATTGTCCTATTGAAATGTCCATAGACCCGGTTTAAAATTTGAACGCATAAGCTACCGTATATACGTTTAGAACAATGGAAAAAACTATCCGAACTTCTGTAGTGATGTCTACTGATTCTATGATCCTGCCACCGGTGGCAGCTGTTCTTTCTCTGAGGGGATCTGTTTCTGGAATGGTATCTGCGGAGACTCAACAAAAGATTGCGAATCTTCGTGGTATCTTAGATTCCAAGACTTTGGCTTCCGTGCGAAATGGTGGAGATTGGAGACGTGGGGCTCAAGCCCAGTCAGAGGCCCGTTGGCGGAATGGAATGTCCAATCAGCGTGGAGGATTTATGCGCCCGAGTCCCTCTGCTACTTCTCTGTCAAACGCATCTACCGGTTCTACAACTCCACGAACTCCCCTGGCATCACCTGCGCCCTACACGGGTCCTCCTCTTGGTCGGTATCAAAGCCGATTCAAGAATAATTCAGAGCCGATTGAAGAAAAGATTCTCAATCGGATCATCCGTCTTAAGCTGAACAAGTTTGGTCCCACCACATATTCTGAAATTCGTGATTTCCTCTACCAAATCCTTGGCCAAGAAACCATTGCGACGGAGGACAATGAAACTGTTCAAGCGGAAGAGGGACAGGTTGCTGAGTTTGTAAAGGACTTTATGCTTATGGTTTTCCGAAAGGCAGCCGCAGAGGAAATCTATTGTCCTTTGTATGCGAAGCTCCTCTCAGAGATTGGAGCGCGTCACTCCGTGATCTTTGAGGAAATGAATTCCCTTTACAGAAATTATCTGGAGATCTTTGATGAAGCAGATGTAAACAAGGCCAGTGAAGATATGGAGAGCTTTGAAAAGAAGAATGTTGAGAAGAAATACCGCCAGGGTTACAGTCAATTTATTGCTGAACTTGTAACTCTAGAGATTCTCTCTACTGATGCTCTTGCGTCTACTTACAATACTCTCCTTGGACACATTGATCGTCACGGTCGTGTTGCTGACAATAAGCCTCTGATTGAGGAATACGTGGATTGTCTTCTTCGTATGACACGTGTTCTCAAGGACAAGTCTTCAGAGTTCTTCTGCTCAGCCCGTAGCAAGCTCTTCACACAAAACAAGGAATACATTGACAATCTGATCAATGTCCGCGATGGAACCTATCCTAGCCTCAGCCCGAAGGCGCGTTTCCTTCTGATGGACATTCGTGATATCCTGAATTCCTAAAGAATAAAGTAGAAATGGCAAACAAAACAAGAAAAACAAATATTTTTCGTCGTCTGTATTCTCCTGTAAAGCACGCAATACGAGCAAGTAAGAATTCTGTAGGTGCTATTACTGATACAGCGAAAGGTGTAGCGTGTGAAGGTTTAACAGGGCTCAATCGGATAGGCTCTGCTGTCTCTGGGCACGCAAATATGGCGGTCAATGACTTGCTTGGTAAGCGCAAGACGAGAAAACACAAACGAAGCGGTCGCAAAAATTGATTGCGGCTTCCCCCATACGGCGGGTACCGAGGAATGAAAATGAAAGAAATTCGTAGAATGCTGAGAACCCCCAAGAAGGATGCTTCCGACACGAAGGATAAATCTTCCAGTCGCAAGCAACCAGCAAGATCCAAACGTCGCGCAGGTGCGAAAGGTGATGATGATTCAGTAGACAGCCACGGAAATATCCGAGACCTCATCGCCTACAGTGATGAAGAGGAAGAGGTAACGAGTTCTGATGACGAGTCCTTTGATGCGGATGAATCTGAGCAGAGCTCTGAGGGCGACCTGAGCCCTGAGGAAATTCGCACGATTCGCAAAGAGGCACGCAAAGCTGCTCTGAAGGCTCGTGAACGTATCCGAAAGGCATCCAAGAAGTTTGAATCCAAGAAGAAGCGTGTGGTAGAATCCGAAGAAGAAGAGGAGGAGCCCAGGAGAAAGCACCGCTCTTCACGAAAGCGCAAGGAGGAGTCTGAAGACGAAGAGGAAGACGAGGAAGAAGAAGAAGAGGACGAGGAAGAGGAGGAGGACTATGATGAGGATGAAGAGGAGGATGATGAAGAAGGCCCTCCTGAGATTTCCATTAGCATTGGCACCTTTGGAAATGGTGGAGATGACTTTATGGAGCGGATGATCCCGAAGCGTCACAATATGAAGAAGGAATCTGACGACGTGAAGAAATTCGTAAAACTCGTGACAAAGCCCCTTCAAGCCAACACCATTGATGACCAAATTGATCACTTCAAGGCTCTCACTGTAGACAAGCAAAAGCAGATGCTAGAAGCTCTGGAAAAGAAGCCTCAGCAAGAGCAAAATCTAATGTTTAAGATTCTCACGATGAATCTACCTCCTGAGACTCAGTCTGTAATTCTAGCCAAATACCACAGCCTTCAGACTCTGGATAGCAGCAGTGGAGAATTCTTCAAACTCCGCAATTGGCTAGAGAAGGTAACCAGCCTGCCTCTTGGAATTTACAAGGAGATTCCTGTCAAGATGGAAGATGGATCTGAAGCCTGTTCAAGCTTTATGGAGCGTGCTCGTCGTTGCCTGGAAGATGCGATCTATGGACAAGAAGAGGCGAAGCTCCAAATTATGCAGTTCATCGCAACCAAGATTGCGAATCCTGGACATCGTGGTCTAAGTCTACTCCTTACAGGACCTCCTGGTATTGGTAAGACCTCGCTCATTCGCAATGGTATCGCGAAGAGCCTTGGATGGCCGTTCCAGTTTATCTCTCTCGGTGGAGATTCTGATGCGACGACCTATACAGGACACCAACTTGTCTATGAGAGCTCTCACGCAGGCAAGATCGCCAATTCACTTGCGAACGCCAAGTCAATGAGTATGGTTCTGATGTTTGATGAGCTTGATAAGATCAGCACGACTCCCAAGGGAGAGGAAGTTCAGAATATGCTTATCCACTTGACGGATCCTGTTCAAAATGAGGACTTTGAAGACAAGTATCTTGCGGGTGTTCCTCTTGACCTCAGCAAGGTAATGTTCGTCTTCTCTGGTAACGATGTGAATAAGATTGACAAGGTTCTGATGGATCGTATGATGCATATCCAACTCCAGGGATATTCTCAGAAGGACAAGCTTGCGATCGCAGAGAATTTCCTTGTGCCAACTGCTCTCAAGGAAGTAGGACTTATGGAAAAGGTTGCCATCAGCCGAGAAGTTCTTGAGCATATGATGAAGGAATATGCGAATGAAGAGACAGGTGTTCGTGAACTGAAGCGTTGTGTAGAGCAAATTGCTCAGAAAATCAATATGCTTCGCATCTTCAATGCGAAGGAACTGCCTTTCTATATCAAGGACTTCCACCTACCGTTTGTAGTCAAGAAGGAACACATTGATCTCTTCCTGAAGAAGAAGACTCCTTCTATGGATGTCAGTGTCCAGCGTATGTATTGCTAGATGAATTACTGAGATAGAATTAAAAATTATTTTTTCTTTGGATCCACCTTTTCAGTAATTTTTACTTCAGGAGGAGCAAACCAAGCCGCATCTTGTTTTGCTCGTTCTGCCATTATAGCTTCCAGCTTTGCTTTCATTTCTTTCTGTGCTTCTTTATTGCTGGGTTTCTCACAAGAGGTTCCAGGACCCCATTTGCATTGCGTACACGCAGGTGGCCTCATTCTACTTCCCTCCAAATTTTTGGAAGCTCAACATCTACGAATTCTACAACTTGTGTCAAGAGACGAGCAATGGTTCCAGAATTGTGAAAGACTTTCCAAAAAGGAAATCCTAGCAAAGCATATTCTGTTCTATCGGGAACAGGGGAGAAGAGTTGAGAAGGGCGCTCTACGCGGGTAGGCACAATACACGCATTCGGAACACATTTTTGAAGAGCCCAGAGTTCTTCCAAATGTCTCCAATCACTGATGACAAATTTGCGTTTTCCTCTTTGAATTGCTTTTTGTATTTTTTCGCCCACCGCTCGTGCCCATATCTCTTTATCAGCCTCTCGTGCGGATTCTGCGACTCGGATGAGTTCTTCACGAAGGGTTCGTTCCGAATTATTAGGCAAAAGAGCTGCTTTCTTTTCTTGATCATAACACCATTCAAGAGGGATGTCCAAATCTTTCGCAACTTGGTGTTTGATAGGATCGGCAAAGGCGATTTTTTGGTAGTCGTAGCTTTCCACCAAAATTTTCGCTATAGAATCCTTTCCAGAATGGGACCATCCCGCAATTAAAATTACAATAGGCTGAGACATAATCTAATGGATAGTCAGAGTAGATTATGGCTTCATTAAGCGCAACAGATCCCAGTCTTCTTTTTTACCAGAAATTGGTTTTCAAGATTGCGATGATTCTTGTCATTGTAGGTGCGTTAAATTGGCTGTCTGTTGGCATTGGTGGAATCAATTTCGTAGAGAAACTCCTCGGAAAAACTCTGAGTCGTGGAGTCTATATTTTGGTGGGTTTGGCGGCCGTTTCTATTATGTTCAATCGTGATACATATTTACCCTTTTTAGGAGAAACTGTATTGCCGTGCACGACAATTCCTGAGCGAGTTCCTCCGGGTGCGACGAAGGAACTCCACGTATCAGCAGCTCCAGGCTCAAAAATATTGTATTGGGCCGCAGAACCTGAGATGGAAGAACTTGAACAAATTCCTACTTGGCAACAAGCTTACAAAAAATACGAAAACGCAGGTGTAACAACAACAGATTCCAATGGTGTTGCTATCCTAAAAGTGAGAGACCCTCAGCCTTATCTTGTTCCTTTCAAAGGAAGAATTGACCCCCACGTTCATTTCAGAATCTGTGATGGTTCAGGTATGCTTGGCAGAATAAAAACTATTTTCGTGAGTGATGAGAGAGTTGAGGGATTTTCTCTATGAGAGCGAAGGCCCTGCTCTGCTGGAAGGTTTGAGGAAGAGAAGATAAGTGCTTTCTCCAAAATGGGGTTCGGCAATGGAATTCGCAGTTTCATCGTCAAACTGGTGCCAAGCACTTGTAAGAGGACTTTTCGTTTGTGCGGTATAATGCCCGCCGCCCGCGACACCGTGGTGATCCACCGTCGCAAAACATTCATATTTCTGTGTTTGACTTGGCTCAGGAGAATCGGCTGAGAAGTATTGCTGGAAATTGAGAATCTCATTCGCATCAAATTGGATGGGAGTATGGATTTTGCGCCCATCGTATGTGAATCGTTTCAATGAAAGAACCATCATACGAGGAAGACGCCAAATACTGCATTTGCGAATGACAGTGGGTCTCTCAGGAGAACACTTTTCACACGCATATCCTTCAATTTGTTCTTCTTGAAGTTCTTCAGTAAGCATACTTTGAATAGTGGGACGGCTTCCACTGAGATCCATCGTCTTGGGGATTGGAAGTTTCAGACAATTAAAGGTCTCCCATTTGTCTATACACGTCCCGCATTTTGTACACGTAAGAGAAACCCGCATTAGACCATAAATCATTTCCGTGAGAGGAGAATAATTTTTTCCAAAGAGGCTTTTCCAGGCTTCCAACGCAGCTGTAATCGCCTTTTCACGGGGGTTTGTTGGAGCAGGCCGAAGAATTTCAATATTGACTTCTTCTGCCATTCCTTCGTGAAGTTGATCCAGAAGAAACGTAAGAAACTCGTGGCTGTCGTGCTGCATAGGAACTGTGAATTGATCAAATCCAGCAGCAAGAGCAGCGGGATGCATACACTGAAGAAAACCTTCAGGTCTCACATAGGCTGGCTTGGATCCTGACCAAAGCGCACGAAGCAGATCCGCATATCCATTCACCAGTTCTACTTTCGGTGAACCAGGTTTCTTTTGAACCCACTGTTGATGCTTGTTTTCCAGAAAGAACGCGGAGAGTTCAGTGTTATGACGAAGAGCCTGAATCACTGAATTTAGATAGCACGTATTTCTCATATTGAGTAGCCCTGTCACTCCTTTTTCATCATTGCGGGGTTGGGCCTCCATATTTCGTCTAGGGGAAAATTCTTTAAAGCCCGTTTGGAAAGTTGAAAGGTTTTCCCTGGGTTGGATAGGCACACTTGACAATGAGCTCAAACTACGAGACCTTGTATGGCGTTGGACTCTTGGATGACCTTCATAACTACTTCCCCTCTTTACTATATGATTCTTCCGGGTTTCGCTCCGTCCAAGACGTATTGGCCTATATCCAGAGCCAAACCAGGAACCGGTTTGACCTGTTCTCTTACGGGTTACGCGAATATCAGAGTAGACACCCCCCTCCCGCTTCCTACCCTGCTTCTGTTCCGACGTTTCGTCGTGTAGTAAGGACATCGAATGTTGTGCCTTCAGGTGTGTCAACAATAAATTCAACTTTACCGCCCGCACCGACTGTAGAAGCAGAGTTCCAAGCACTTCTTCGTCCTGCTATGGGTCTTTCTCTGAATATTAACCAAGTCCTCAATGGAAATGAGGAGGAAGAGGAAGAGTTTACTTCAAACAACATTGCGGAAACATTGATGAGTCTTCTTCGTATGCCTCCAGGTGTGATTGCCAGAAACAATAGGGCAATGGATCAATTTATGCAGCCTGTTGTTGTAAGACCTACTCCTGAACAGATTGAAGCGAATACCACAGTGGGAAATTTAGTGAGTGACACTGACAATAGTTGCGCAATCTGTCAAGATGTTCTTACAGCAGAACAAGAAGGGCGGAAACTGAATGCGTGTGGCCATTGGTTCCACCGTGAATGTATAGATACCTGGCTCGGGACAAATGTCCATTGCCCTGTCTGTCGGCACGATATTCGAGAACCTTCAACAAATACAGAGGAGTAGAGATAGATCCAAAAAAATTGTTTTTTTATTTCGAACCACTCTCTTACACAAGGATCTTTCCAAGATCATCAGGAAGAGGAACCACCTTGGTCGCATAGTGCTTCTCAATCTGTTTGATCATCTCCACCTCATCTGGACCAATCATATTAATAGCAACTCCCTTACGACCAAAACGACCAGAACGGCCAATGCGGTGAATATAGTTCTCCTGGTTGGTAGGTAGCTCATAATTGATTACAAGACTTACCTGTTGAACGTCAATTCCACGGGCAAGCAGATCAGTGCTAATCAGAACACGAACAGATCCACTGCGGAAATCCTGCATTCGACGCTTGCGCTCTGAGACATCCATCTCTCCGTGAATGTAGTTCACAGGGAATCCCTGGCCCTGGAGCTTCTCCGCAAGCCACTCTACACGCTGCCTCTTGTTGCAGTAAATCATTGCTTGGTTAATATTGAGCTGGCTGTAAATATCAATGAGAGCCTCAATCTTCCACTCCTCCTTAGGAAGCTCAATCGAGAATTGACGAATTCCCTCCAGAGTGACCTCCTCAGGAGGGATGAGGATCTTCACAGGATCGCGGAGCATACGCGTAGCGACCTCTACAACCTCTGTAGGCATCGTCGCACTGAAGAGAGCAACCTGAGTCTGCGAGGGGAAACCAAGATCCAGGATACACATCACCTGCTCGTGGAACTTGTCCTCCAGCATCTGGTCCGCCTCATCCATTACAAGCACACGAATATTGTTACGGGGGAGAGCAGGGCCTCCACCCGAATGAGACTTGCGAGTCATCAGATCATAAATACGACCAGGAGTTCCAATGATGAACTGTGCGCCCTTGTCTAGAGCACGAAGGTCGTGATGGAGCTCCGTGCCACCTACCGCACAATACACACTCAAACCCATATTTTGACTCAGACCTCGCGCAACACTCTCAATCTGTTGCGCAAGTTCACGAGTAGGAGTCAGAACAAGCACCTGGGGTGCCTTCAGTGTTGGATCAATACGAGTCATTGATCCAATACAGAACGTTGCTGTCTTGCCCGTTCCTGACTGCGCCTGGCCAAGAATATCTCGGCCAGTAGCGATCGGCTTGATTCCTCGCTGCTGAATCGCAGAGGGACGCTCAAAGCCATAACTATAAATACCACGAAGAAGGTTATCAGGAAGTTCCATCTCATCAAAGCTCTCGTAAGAGCGAATTTCACTTGTCTCAGCGAGTTTGAAATCAGTCATTTTTGTACAGCCTATGGAGGTATTTGCGAAATCAATTTTAGGTGGGAGCAACTGGGGAAAAATGAATGCGCAAATTCCTTTCCTCTAAGCAGAACAGTATGAATCCAGCTGACCCCCCTAAAGATGAAGGTTTTGGTGTGGAAGGAGATCTTTTCCAAGAGCTAGATCTTCTAGAAGCAGAAGAACGTGAAGCCACCAAATCTCACGATCCTCTTTCCACTCTTTACAAGCATCACCCAGAGTCAACACTAGACTATCAAGAAACAGTCATTCAGAAGCTCCCTCTAAAATCAATTCCTCCGGGCTCATCTGGCACTGATTCCAATCACAAAAGCCAGCCTTTTCTGACGCAATATGAAAAAACCCGCATTCTTGGATTCCGAACAAATCAGCTTGCGCAGGGAGCTCTTCCTTATGTTTCTGTTCCTGCGCACATTCGTAATGTCCTGGACATTGCGAAAATGGAATTGGAACAGAGACGCCTTCCGTATATTATTAAGCGGCCGATGCCTGATGGAACCTTTGAGTATTGGCGCCTCAGTGATCTGATGATCCTTTAATTTATATCAATCACCTTCAGCCTTTCTACATACCAGCTCTGCATAAATTCTTCTGTTGCTTTCTCAGTGCTGGATACTGTTAAGAACTTTATAAATGCTCTGCTTTTTAAGTGTTCTAAACTGGGTTTGTCTACATTAAATCCACGAATGTCTTTGTCTGTTCCAGAACCCAGGCATAAGTCTTCCCAATCAGCTTGCTCCTTGAGGATAATTCTGTCTATTTCCTCCAGAAGCAATTCAGGCTTCGCATACGCAATATCAAATTCCTTGTGTTCACGCACGTGTTCCCAATAACTATCTACACTGCACCAACTGCGGATAATCCAAACAAACTTAGGAGAGGTCATATCTATACTATATGGATTCTTTGTTCGGGAGGAATGTAGAATTTATTTTTTGGAGTTACGTCAAATGCATCATACCATTCTTGAAACTGTGATACTACAAGATTTACACGCAAAGAAGGAGGTGCGTGTTTGTCTAAGATAAGCGCTTGAATTCTCTTTCTCTTTTTCTCCTTCACTCTCCAAGAAACCGCATACGATAAAAAGAAATCACGATAGGCTTTTTTCCTATCTTCTTCTGTAAGTTTCATATCATCCAGCTTGTGTTTGAACGCATTGAGAGCAATTCCCATTCCACCAATATCTGCTATATTTTCACTCAACGTTTTCACACCAGAGACAGGATATCCAAATACTTTTTGTTTCCCATACAACTCTTCTACCTGCTTGGCCATTTTGTTATAATGCCGATTGTCTGAAGAAGACCACCAGCGTTTCTGAAATCCTTGAGGATCATATTCTTTTCCCTCTTTATCAAATGCGTGGGTTATTTCGTGGCATACAATACAACCTATTCCACCATAATTCCAAGCAAGAGATGCTTTTTCATCATAAAATGGTTGTTGTAAAATACCCGCAGGAATTACAATTTCATTCGCTTGTCCATAATAATACGCATTGACAATAAAAACAGGATCATCCCATTCTTTTCGCTGAGTAATCGGTTGTCCAAGTTTTTTTATCTCATAGTTCGTCTGCCATTCTCCCAGCAAAAGTAGGTTCGAAAGAAGCGTTGTAGGTTCTAACTTTGGTATGGTATGATGTTCAAATTCATCTGGATATCCCACACAATATCTCATTTTCCGAACCTTTTCTTGGGCTCTATCTCTTGTTTCAGGTTCTAGCCAATCCACTGTATCTAACCGCTTTTCCGCAAAATCCAACAAATCTTTCAAAATAATTGTTACGTCTTCTTTTACAGAAGGATTTACTGAGGTTTCCGTATACAAACGCGAAAAGAAAGGAGAAGCATATTGTTGAAGAACATAAATTGCTTGCTGGTCCCTGGTCAGAGGTTTTTGTTGGCCTTTTAATTGTTTGCGATACATCTGGAAGGATAAATTGGAAAACTTGGGAGGTAGCCAAGGCAATGCGAACAACAGAAATTCTAGCATTAAGATATACTTCCAATGATCCAATCCTAAATGGTGATACAATTTATTCAGAGTATGAAGCCATCGCATAGATTCAACAACAAAAATTCTATTGCGCCAATTTTGAATTCCAATAGTAGCAAACAAGATATCAAAAGGAATGTATTGAAATTCTTTTTCTAATTCACTACCCCTCTTTTCATATTCAATTGTATCCGATCCTGTATTCAGTAAGACTCCCGCAAGAATACGCTCCAAACGCAAAACACACGAAAGTCCTGGTATCTCAAACTTCTTTTCAAGTTGTTTCAAAAAATGTTTGTAGGCCTGAAAATACATACCGCGACGGAGTGATTTTTTATAGTAATAAGTGGGATTTGGCAGACCTAGACTACCCAGGCCAAGAGTATACGTATAATTTGTATGGTTTTTGTTTTCATATTGTCCATACAAGGAAAAAAGACCGCGAATTTTGTAGCGTGTGAATTCTCCCATTATAACCGCAACTTCTTCCTTGCTGTTCAGTGTTTGAATACTAGAAAGAACATTTCTTACAACTGTTTCATTTGTATTGGAATGATCCGCATTTTTCACAGATGTTGCTAAGAGCCCAAGCATATGTTGAACAGAATCTGAATAAGAATGTGGGTCTTTCATACGAATACATTTTTCCATCAAAATCTGTGTTCGTAAATCGATTCGTTTTTCTATTTCTTCACTCACACCAAACGCTGATTTTGTGGGAGGGATTTTTGTTTTTTGTAACCAAGACTGATTTACATAGGAATAAAAATCATCACCAGGTTCTACATCACGATTAAGTGTGAGTGGATATCTCTTGTAGCCGGAACTCTTGTATTGTAGGGCTTTCCGTGTCTTTGTCCGGTTTGCTTGTTTGCGCCTCCTCCGTGACAGGACCATTGTTCCTGTATCTAGATTCTTCCTTTATTTTTGGACTGCGACAATTTTCGGAAAAAGAACGTCTACCATTGGCTTTCTTTAAGATCAAAATCATTAGACGACGATCATAAAGAGGTGAATGTATGCGTTTTATATAATTTGCGACCGGTTCCATTGAGTGAACCTTTCTACTCTGAATCTTTCTTTTCTACAGGGAAATGGATTTTGACTCCCTCACTTCCAGGATAGATAGACTGGATGAGATTGACCAGGAGAGGATTTTCAAACTTCTTTGCGACTGTTTCCCAAGAACACGTCTCATAATAATTTACATCGGTGTAAAAATACAGATACTTGCTTCCCTCTTTTCCAACCAAGGCGTATCCAAGCATTTGAAGGTGAGCAGCAGTATTCAGTGTTTCCACATCGGAATCAGGAGAGGTCATCCAATTAACGAGGAGAAGAGAAGGGCGGAAGCCTGACTGAATCACAGAAGTAAGAACAAGCACTTCCAGGGCACACTTGTCAACCTTTAGAACATCAAGGCGCGGCTCTTCCAATCCAATCGTTTTACAATGATCCTTCAGCAAATCATTCCAAGATCGGGTGGTAAGAGTAACACCGTCGTTAACAAGGGTGCCATTGTAAGAACAAGGAATACAATCTTGGAGGTGAAGATTCTTGGGAAGAACCCATTTGCGCATAGCTGGCTTCGCAAATTCAGAGGTAGTTTCTTGAAGCTTGCGCACCTTTAAAAGATCCTTCACCTCATTCCACTTCGCACTTGTTTCGGGAGTATCCAATTTCAAGATTGGACACCCATTCATCTCAGCAAAATCCAAATCCGGAAGACAAGAATTTCCCGTGCCAACGCTTACAAAGACAAGTTTGGTTCCTTTCTCCGAAAAAAAGTTCCAAACGTTCTCAATCATAGGATAAGGATCTTCCTTGCTTCCAATTGTTGTAGTAGAGGCCATTCTACTCTATTACTGCGTCCAACGCTTTCCACAATTTACGCACTGAATGAAGATTGTCATAGGTTCATCTGCTGAGCGAGTCTGAAGTTCATAATACGTACACTCGCGCTTATGGCAACGACCACAGAAGAATTTATCTGTCGCATTGGCTTTGTTACCTTCCAGAAGTCGTTGCTCTCTCTGGAATTGCTTCTCAGCAAGTTCCTTGTTTCGTTCAGGAAAGATCTCCGTTTGCGTCCACGTCATTAGATCATCAAAGGTATATTCACCTCGCTTATACCGCTCCAATAGACCTTTGTTTTCAATATAAGATTGAGGATGAAGATTGCCACAAATGTGTCGAGCCTTGCGCTCATACAAACGCTCAAACATAGGGAATGACCAGTCACAGATAATATGACGCTTCTTTGACTCGTGGATACACGCATTATAGATCGCGCGTTCAAGAAGCTCACAGTCCTTTGAGTTCAGGAGATCTTTGAAGAAGTGTGTGATTTTCTCAAGCATTTCAATTCGTTGAGGGCCTGAAAGGGAAGATGATCCATTGTCAGTCACAAGCTGTTCAGAGGATCGCTTATACCCTTCAAGGAAGTTGGATGTAATTTTTGTGCTGGATGTAAGTGTTTTGTGGTTGTCAGATCCCTTTTTACGACGAGACCGCGTTCGGGTTGAGCGAGCAGGTTGATCGCCAAGATCAATCCCCTCCTCCGCAGCACCTTCTTCTTCCACTTCTTCTGCTTCCTCCTCAACTGCTTCTTCACCTTCTTCTTCTTCTTCTTCCTCTTCAACCTCCTCACCTTCCTCTTCCTCCTTTTCACCCTTCTCTTCTACTTCCTCCATCTCCTCTTCCTCCTCTTCTTCACCCTCATCCAGATCTTCAAATCCACCAAATGCGTGAGTATAGAAAGCTTCATATTCTTCCACTTTGAAGGCAACTGGACTTCCATAAGAATTCTCAGAAGTTGTGACTACAATTACAATATCACCGAAGAGCAACATACCATCGTGAGGTGGCGGTAGTTCGTGTTTGTTTTCTGTGCCTGCCTTGCCATTTTGATATCCAAAGAGATGAAGAAACTTAGATTTGTAGGAATAAGATCCAATGTAATCTGGTTCTGTCTTCTTCTTCCAGTATTTCTGAATATCGGAAAGTTCGAGGGCTGCGCCTGTTTGGCTTACTTTTCCAACCTTTACTTCCCCTTTTGCATTCAGAACAAGAATAGGTGATTGATTAGGCATATCTCTGTATACCCAAGTGCCTAGGCTTAAAATCCACTCAACTTTACAAACTAGGTATGAATCCAGGATCGCTATTTATCCGTTCGTGGATTCCAAATACTCAAAAAAACAAAGAATTTCCTGATACTCTGATTTTCTATGACGCAGGGGATATTCAGGGTTTTTTAGTCAAACCTTCAATTGGAAAAACAAGTTGGTTTGTTTTTCAAATTGAATCCAGAGTTCTTCAAGAGGATGGAACAGTAATGGAAATGGGTGAGATCATTCCAGAGACATCAGCACCCCTTCACTATTTTTCAATTACGCAGTACCCTCTGAGACGGGAGCAGCTGGAGCGGTCTCAGTTTCTTTTTTCTCTTCCGCAGGCTTCTCTTCTGTTGACTCTTTCACCTCCTCTTTCTTCTCCTCACCTCCCTCAGAAGCCTCCTTCGCAGCAGCGACCGCAGAAGCCTTCTCTTCCGCTTGGGCCAAGAGGCGCCGGGCCTGAGTCGCGTGGGTCTCCGAGATCAGATTCAAAGACGCAAGCTGGTGGACAACCGCAACACCAACACAAGAACAAAGTTTCACCCAAGTCGAAGGCTTTATCTTCTTCAAATCCAAACCACCGCGCGCAGCCTTTATCGCAAGATCAAGGGACGCAGGAAGAACATCCGCAATCGTCTGCTCAAGAACATCATACCGATCGTGAATCTTCTGAATTTCCTCCTTGGACAAGCCTGGCTCAGCAATCTCTTTATTCTCGGCCTCCGCCAGAACTTGAAGGAGAACTCGCTGAACAAGCTTGAGTTTCTCACCCCCTGAGAGATTCTCAATAGAATTGATCTTTCCCGCTAACACACCACCTACACGAATTAATGATGCTGAATTCCAATTGCCCGCACCCTTGCATTCCTTGGCTAAAGTTACAAGTTCCTGAAGTTCCATTCTACAAGAACTCATAAAAAAGTTTTTTTGGCTTATCATTTTTCCATAGATGTCTCAGATGAAATCGCAGATCCTTGTCGCAGTTCTCCTCGCAGGAGTCTTATTTCTCGCGTATCAATTGTATTTGAATATGAATGCTGGAAAACTTGTGATTGAGGAAACATTTATTGCTCCTGCTCCTATTGTGACGCAGCCGATCCCTGAACCGAACCGAGTGATTAGCCCTGGTGGCCCCAATTCACCCAGTCAAATGCCTCCGCCCACCCACGATACGACGGAGCGTCTCCCGGGTCCAACGGATTCCGATCCTCTGGAAGACAGTTACGGAAGCAGCAATATGAAAGACAATATGCGGTATCCTGAGCGCTTATTTGGCCCTGCTCCCGAACCCAAACAGACCTCTATCGCTGTGGAGGCGGGTGTTGCGTCCACTTTGAATTCGGGCGTAAATGCTGCGCTTCAAACCTTCCACCCCGACTTTGCTCAAAATGGCGGCGAATTTATACCAGGTGGAATTTTTGCCAATGACGTCTTTGATAATCCAAATTATTCCAGCTTTTAATAGAAACAAAATGCTCTTCCTTGCGACTGTTCTCTTCATATTGCTCTCCCCTGGTGTTCTCTTGACCCTCCCTCCTGTTGGCCCTCGTGTCTTCTTCAGTGGCAAGACCTCTCTGCTCGCTGTCCTTGTCCACGCGGTTGTCTTCTACCTCCTCCTCTCTATGCGCCGCCAGATCCCTGTTGTCAATGTCTTCTTTGAGGGCTTTGAGGATGCGATGCCCGTCAAGAAGGAGGACAAGAAGGTTGTGTCGTAGAAACCTAAGGATCCTTCATTAGTATACTTTAGGAATGGATACGAACGGCTCCATTAAGTCTTCAAGCAAACATGGTTTCGCATTCAAACCGACGCAGATAGAACCAGCTCTCCTGGCAACTGCCAAGCAGTTCCTGGAGAACTTTCAATTGGATACCCGCGTCCGTCAGCTTCTTCGTGAGGAAAAGCTTCAGGAATCTGTTGGAAAACATACATACTACATTTTGGGCAATGAGCAAAAATATGAACCTGGATTTCTTTTAATTATGCGTGGTCACCCTGTTGTGTTTTTGAGTAGCCGTTTTCAATATGGATACGCACTGCGAATGCGTGTTCATAGTTCTTTGTATCAGAGCCAAGCGGTTTTTATTGGAACCTTGGACACTGTTTTCGCAACCTTTCGTCTAGAAGATGTTTGGGTCTTCAATGGAAAAGTTACTCATTCAGATTCTTATTCCAAGCGATATGCTGTGCTCCAAGAGTTTTTGAAAACGATGTTTGTTCAAGACAAACAACTCAGTGGATTTACAGTTGAACTCGCAAAGCTATCACCCCTTTCTGATCTGAAACAAATTGTGGAGTCCAAAGATTATTATAGTGTTGATTTTGTGCCTGAACACGGAGGGCGGAGGCGCTGGCATCTCCCCCTCGCATTTACTCAGCAACAGGTGAAACTTGCGGATGCTCCTTTCAACGCCAAGGGACCTGAAAAGACTCTTGTGGAGGCTGTCATCCCTGCTGCTATTCCAAAACAACAGGAACCGACGCCTACCAAAGTCTTTACGGAGGCCATTGCTCGTAAAATTATCGGAATGCCAGATACTTATTCTCTTGTATCGCCAACAAATTTGGATCTGGGTCGCGCGGCTGTTCAAACAACAGGTGTCAGTCTTCTCCTACGAAACCAATTTGCGGAGAAGAAATGCGAGTCGGTTAGAGTAAGTGTTCAGTGGTATGAAGAATTTCAACGATACAAAATTACTGGCCTTCTTTAATGCGTTTTTTCCCCTATCTAACTAGAAATGGTTCGCAAGCATTCTCGCTCAAAGAGAACTCATAGACGTAGAGGACACAGAGGCGGTGGCTGGGGTTTTACAGGACCTTCTAGCATTCCCGGAACTCCGGGCACTGTCAGCAATCCCCAAGTCTTTACTGGCATTGGAGATTGCCGAGCTGCTGAGCCTGGCTACACGATCCCTGTAAGCAATTATGCTGCGTCACTGAAGGGACTCCCTGGAATGTCAGGCGGAAAGCGCACACGTCGCAGCCGCAGAGGGAAGACGCGCAAACAACGCAAGCAGCGCGGAGGCCGCTATGGATTCTTCCCTGAAGGGGACCCGAATCCCAGTGGACAGCTCTACTATGCTGGTTCGTATGCGCCTGTCCAGCGCATCGCTTGCGAGGGCACGTCTCCCAATCCGTTGAATCCTACCCACACGGGCAGCTCTGCTCCTCCTGGTGCGGCGAGCCCCAATTATTGGATGAAGGGAGGCGCCCAAATGGCTCCCGCGACCTATGGTGTTGGCAATGTTGACTCAATGTATTACTATGCGCCGACGGCTGGGTATGCGAACACGGCCAGCACTTGGAAAGACTCTGTAGGAGCTCCTGTCCAGATCCAAGTTCCTTTCGCTGCTCGCGAGATGAACCAGGCTTGCTTGACCACAGGTGGCCACCCTCCCTTGACAGGTGCTCTCCAAAAGGGCGGCAAAGGCACCCGCAAGTTCAGAGGTGGAGGCATCTTGAATAACTTGAAGGCGAAGGCTCCTAAATTTTTGTCTTTCCAGGCGATTCGTAACACCATAACTGGCACCACAGGTGCGAACAATGCTGTTGCGGCTGTTGAAGGTGTTGTAGTTGAGGAGACGCCCCTGGAAGGTTCCAATGTGCCTGCGCCTGCGCCCGCGCCTACACCCGCGGCTCCTGTGACATCCGCTGTGGGTGGAAAGCATAAGCGCAGACACGCAAAAAAGAAGACCCACAAGCGCAAACATTAATCGTCTAGAATTAAACATTCGGAATCATTTTCTTCAGATGTCTCAGATTCTTCTTGGTCTCCACTTTGAATCTGATACGCACAGCGCTTGTAATAGGCTGCTCTCTTTCGCCATTGGCTTATGTAGACTCCGTGACTGTCCACTATGTCCACGATCAAAGGATTGACTTCTCGTTGATGCTTTTGAACACGCAGAATACGTCCTGTGCTCTGTTCTACCTTTTTCCGAGGACTCGCTAGCACAACACAATTCAAATGTTTGATATTCATTGCTTCAGAAGCCATCGCATACGAGGCTAAGAGAACACGTGCTTCCTTTGCTCCTGATTCACGTTCTTCTTCTTTCATTCCACCTACATAATAACTCATTGTCAGTCCTGAAGGTTTCAGCAAAGTTTCCAGAGTTTCCAAATGCCCTATCCGTTCCGATAACACTAGAATTCGTCGTTTGTCGTCTTTGCCAATTTCCTGGATAAGTTTTGCGATATGCTCATTTCGTTCTTTGCATTCAACAATTTTGGTGAGCAAACGAGCAAGAATAGGTTCTCCTCTATAGTCTGTGGGAATGGTATTGTATTCAGGATTTTCACTGGAAAAGAGTTCCATACGAACTACTACGTGAGGATCAGGTTCTCGTGTTTTCTCCCAATACACAGGTTTTCCTAAGAACCATTCAAAGACTTTGGTTAATCCATCCTCGCGAGTAGGTGTAGCAGAAAGCCCAAGCATATACTTTGTTTGAACTTTGAGAAGAGCACGACTGAAGTGAGCAGCTCCTAAATGATGGCATTCATCAAAGATTGTAAATCCAAATTCCTTGAAGGTTCCTTGAGGAAACTCTCTCTGAACCAACGTCTGGATCATCGCAATTGTGCAGTCATAGTGAACCGTTTTGATCTCCCTGTCCTGAAAACTCGGATCCTTTTCTTTCAAACGATTCACAAGGTCATCACGAGTTCCTCCCACTTTCAACCCAAATTCCTTACATTTTCCTTTTAATTCTGGAAGAGTGAGTGGTTTCCCAACAATTGTTTCCTCGCCAATTTGACATTTGTCTTCTTGAAGAATTCCTACTTGAATTCCTGGAACCAGCGCTTCCAATTCTCCTTTCCATTGATTCATCAAGAATTCCTTGTCCACCACAATTAAGAATTTTTTACCAATTCTTATTGCTGTCCAAATGGCCATAAATGTTTTTCCACGACCACACGGAACACAGATAAGACCATTTCCACCTGATTCAAGAAACTGATCCACAATGGCTTTTTGGTAGTCATAAGGTTTGCCTGTAAATACCAACGATTCACGAAGAGCTGTTCCTTCCGATATAGCAACTGCTTCTGGAGGTCCAAATGTATCCTTTCCCCAACACCGAGGAACATAGATACGAGTGGGTGATTCAGTATAGACAGTAAAAGGCTGTGCTCCACCTCTCTGGAATTTGGGATTCACTACAGGAGACACTGTAAGATCTTTTCTTAAATTTTGTGATGTTCTCGGTGTTAAAGAACTCTTTTTTATAGCATACCCGTGTGCTGTAAGAACACGGTTCAAATCATTGAGACTCGCCATTTGTTTCTATCTGTAGGTTGCTCAGGATAGGAAATCAAATTTTGAACCCCTTTGTTAGAATGGTCAAGACTACTCCGGATATAATTGTGAATGGCTTAGCGATTGCTTGGTCTCTAAGTTTACCCTTTTTGCCCGATCAATTGTTTCCCTTAGTGGATGGTGTTGTAGGAGTGTTCCTCCTTTTGTTAGTTGCGTTGCTTGCGTTGCCGTTGGGGCCTGTACCGGGCGTTCTTACATTGGGTGCTGTTGCCTTGACATTTGTTGAGCGTAACCGTCGCAAAGTCTCTAAAAAGCTTATTCCTGAGAATACAGTCACTCTGGAAAAGCAGTTGGAATCAGCCCCTCCTATGAGTGACGCTGAGGTTCATCCTGAGTGGGAAACTTCCAATCAAGATGAAACATCCTTTTATCCTGAAGAGGATCAAACTGACGCATTTGAGCCTGTAGCGTCTTCCATTAACGAGAAGAGTGCGATCCCGACGATTAATACAAATGAGGGGACCACAGATGCGACTCGTTTCTTTGTCAGCCAACATTTGGCCAAGACGAATCTAGACTAAGATATTAACGTCTACAGTTCTGTAATCTGCGGTTTGCTTCATCAAGTTGTTGTTGCAAACGGCTGGCCTGCTGTGCTCTCTTTCTTGCGTCCTCTTCTGCCTTTTTCCGCGCAGCCTCCGCTTGTTCTCTTCTTCTTTGCTCTTGCTGAAGACGATTCGCTTGAACACGGGCTTGTTCGCGACGACGTATATAATTATCGCAAAATATCTCTTCCACTTCTTTCACACGATCTTTATTTGTTCTCCAATTTGGCATTTTTTGGTTAAAATAAGTGGTAGCCGTTTTCCTCTCCACACAAAAATCAGGCATTCCAAGTTCAAAGGGATATTTACACATAAACAGTTCAAACTTGTCTTTTTCAAAATAAGCCTCTGCTGGGGGTGAATTGCGATTTACAACAGGGCACTGAACTTTGATTCTTTCTTTCTCCAGGAAGCAACTGTCTCGTTTGTTTCTGTTGTCCGCTTCTGAAGCATAAATTCTACATTGTCTCATGGAACGATTTGTAGGTTGTTTTCCATCCTTAGAAATCGGTCCCGCAGAGCAACCTTTTACACCACGTGGATTGGATACATCCTCATAATAATTGCGCATAGTGGCAGGACATAATTCCATACCTTTTTTGTCAAAATGCTTACGCCACGCATCTACGCAGTTGGAAACACCAGGATACGCAGGCGATTTGGTACAGAATGTTTTTCCATTGCATTTTCCATCCACCATATCTCCTTGACAACAGTCGGTGTTTCCTTTTGCGGTCTGGATTTCTGTCGAAAAGGTTGGACACATATTGATTTCAAGAGATTTGGTTGTGTATTGAGGATTTTGAAATCCTTCCTGTTTTGATGGTTTTCTCATCAAGTAATAAACAATACTGATCAATAGTATTCCAATTAAAATTCCTGCTGTCTGCATTGAGACCTTCTCTACTATTTGGTATTATAGCATACTGGTCAAAAACACTCCCAGAACAAAACATACAACGCCCACGAGTGTTGAAAAGAAGACAACAGGCGCAATGGTTCCCATATTTTGTTTCACAATTCCAAAGAAGGAATCCGCATTGGTTGTTGTCATATTGGAAACAATATACGCTAGGACTAAAAAGATAAATGCTATAAAGATTACTGCGACAGAGAAGGCAATTATTTTCTCAATCATAGCCGGAGTAATCTTCGCATTTTTCTTCGCAGTTCCCTCCATAGATTGATTGTCCTTGAGAACCTGCGACAAAAGCTCACCTGATTCCGTATCCACGACAATTCGCCCATCTTTCACATTTTGGCTAGGCTCTAAGGGCACGCATTTGTAAGATTCTAAACGATCTGTTCGAAATTGGGATGAATCGGGTTGCCCTTTGGGATAATATTGGCTATACCGTAAGAGTGATTTATAATCGGTCTCTGTGCTGATTGTAAAAAGAACGGCTTGTGATCTATCCTGAAGTTGATCAGGTAACTGGATAGCAGGCAAGCTTCGGGGACCGGAAGGAGTTGGCCTCACGATTTTGCGAGCAATTTCAGCAAAGTTCGCAGCAGGATAGGCTAGACCTTCTGTAAAGACAAACACCTTGGCTGTGCTTGAGGATGTTCCACTGGATTCACTTCGTTGGAGGCAGGTAGAATACGAAATGAAATGCTGATCATTGGGAGGCAGAACAGTGAAGAGACTTGTAGGCTTTCCATCCAGAGCACCTTTGCGAAGGGCTTCCAAATAAACGGAAAGGGTGGTCGTTGCTCTTGTAAGAATAGGAACACAGAGGAAAATGTAGCGTTCAGCAATTGTGCTTTGTGTCTTAAATCCCATCACGATTTCACCCGAACAGTCTCTTTGTTTGCTCTGTGGTAAGAGACTTCTATGTTGCGGTTCACAAAGTTGAACACTTATGAGTGTATAGGAGTTGCCATTTAACCGGAGGCTTGTCGTAGAAGCCGATGACATATATTGAAGAAAACCCAGGTTCGCATATTGACCATCATAAATAAAATTAGGTTCCGTTGCCTGAGGACCCCATTGTATATCAAGAGGGAATTCTTCATAAATTTGTGCATTTAAACTTGGTGTCACGGGCACCGAGTTTGAAATGGGAAAATCACGTATTCCAAAAGGGGAACACATCTCTAAAGTATGCCAGGAACATACAAAGGTCCATCAAACCGATACAATGTAGCAGTAACATCCTCGCCTGTAGGAATTATGCGCACTGTATCACCATCAAAGAGCTCTTGGCATCCAACAGGATCCTGACAGTCTTTTCTTTTGTATTGGATCGGAAGAGGAACAGGATTGTATGTATCCGTTCGTGTGTAGTAGTTGAAGCGATCCGATCGGGAAGCAACACGTCTACCATACAGAGGCAGTAACTTGCCATCCGATTGCTTTAGTAAACCCATAGGCTGGTAACTCTCAGGAAATCCTTGGGTAGGGATGTTAATGAGACGACCTCCATCCGCAGGAATTAATGCTCCACGAGGCGGGATTTCAGGGCCGTTGTTCCAAAACCGCTGAGGTTCAGGAGATCGGGTATACCGATGGTCTCCTCCCTCTGATTGAGGCATTACAATCACCGTATCATCCTTCTTGGATTCCTTCGGATACGCATTCACAATGGGTTTTGTTTGAAGAACATACGCGACGAAGCCTACAAACAAGAGCAAACAAAGCAGTCCAAGAAAACCATTTAGAGGACTTAGACACCAAGTGCCAGGAGGGCACGTTTCAATCGCAATGCGCCGTGGCATTTCCTATTGTAGCCGCTTATTTGCCTAATTTGAACTGATCAGTTCCATTTCCAAACATTTCCTGGAAGTTGGCCATCATTTGCTTACCATCCTGGAGCATCGGCTTCATTGTGCCCAACATTGACATTAAATTCTTCTGGGTCTCAATGAGTTTGCGAGTATCATCCGTCATCGCCTTGATTTGTTCAGGATTCAAGGAATTCAACGCATTCATAACCGTGGTTCCCTGATCAATGTGGAATCCACCCGCACTGTCGTCGGGGATCACACCCAGCTTGAATTCCATAGATTTGTTAGAAGATCCAGTGAAGCCCTGAGCAGCAGAAGCTTTACCGCCTGTCGCAGCAGTCTCCTTTACCTTCGTCGCAGCTTCAGGAGGTGTAGGAGGAGTCACGCCACTTCCCGCATTTCCATTGGTATTCACAGGGGCCGCTTTGGTCTCACCACTTGTTGTGCCAGAACTGGTATGAGATGTTACATCATTGCCCGACGCATCCGTCGTCGCATCCGCAAAGCCTTCCGCAAAGGAGCTCGCAAGAACACCTCGGGGCTCCTTCTTGATCTCTTCAACACGAGTCACAATCTGCTTCGCAGTATCCGTGGTAGAAAAGCCTTCCTTGACAAACTTTGTCTCGTAGCTGAAGCGAGTCTGTCTGAGGAGGCCATACCCAACACCTACCACAACCGTAAATGCGACCGCCAATTCATACGAATCCAAAAATCCATACGCAATCATACCAGCGGCCAACGCTATAAGCACCGTGACGAACGGAGACGTCATCAAGGTGTGTAACAGATAGACAGTTAAAATCAACGTGCTTGCGCCTTGTGTCAAAGGTGTTGATTTCATCTCTTTTACTAACCTGTTTTTTAAAGAGAAATAAGAGGTGCAATAACTCTCTGGAGAATCCAGAATACACCACCCGCAGCAAGAGCCTTGAGTAACAAACCAATGCTAGTCAAGTCACCCGTAGGTTTTAATAGCATAGGTGCGTAGTGGCTGAGGAGAATATTGAGGAACGGGAGGCTGAATACAAAGACCAAAATGGAGACCAAAATGGGGGTCTTGAGCTCATCCGCAACACGAGCATAAATATTCTTCTGAGGAATCTGCGGCATCATCATAGGCATCTGAGGCTGCATATAAGGCGCGAATTGACCCTGAGGCGCCATACCGTTTGCGGGCATCGGAGGAGGGACCATACCCGCTACCTCTGTCCGGGGAACACCGTGCATAGCCGCCGCAAAATCACCAGGCGTAGGGTGGTCTCTACCAATTATATGCGATGTCGCAGGGACATTGTCCATTGTCATCTGTTGAGTGGTATTCGGATTGGGAGCCATTATCATACTCCCCGATCCTCCAGCACCAGAGGGCATAAGTGGATTCGCTTGGCTTCCCATGTTCATATCCGCAAAGATCTTCTTTACCAAGTCATTATCTCCACCGCCCCCACCCCCACCATCGTTCAAATCACTCAACAACGTCCCGCTAGAAGCCATTTGTTTCTCTGAGAGGTTCAAGGTTTTTCAACGTTCCGCCGCACACGCAGATCTAAGCCCGGGATAGTGTGAAAGCTTCAATGACTTTTCCAGAAGAAGGGCAATCAGCATTTTCCAACGTAAATTGGAAACATTTGCTTCCCAGTTGATATGTTGTCTTCTCGACTTCGTGGACAGGAGGGGCCTTCATTGTCATACACTGATCTCCTTTGCATACAGGACGTAAGATAGCCGCAAGACCAAGACCCAGTAAAAAGCTAAAAAACAAATTAAATTTTTTGGATTTTAAGAAATCCCAAATCATTCCTGTTCTCTATGTAGAAAGAAGGTTGCTATGTTGAATCATTTTGAAATTCTTCCTTTTTTAGTTGGATTCGGCATTGGTGTGGTAGGAATTCTTTTCTGGAAACCCAAGTCGCGTATAATAGTCAAATATCCTCACCCTAACAACGTTGAACAACTCACTTACAGGGACCCGAATGGTGTCTGCTACAAATACAAATCCAAAGAGGTTTCTTGTGATGCGAATGAGGCCACCTTGAAGCCTTATCCTCTTCAGGAAGGTATGCCTTTGGAAAATTGAAATTAGTAAATGTTGATGCTATAAGTAACTATACTTATGAGATCAAGATTACATTGTTGGGGTGAATATTTTGGATATCCAAAATGTTGCATCAGGGCCTTTCATAGAATGCTTGTAGAAAAGAAAGAGTTTAAAACCATAAGCCAAGAACGTCAGGCCGCAACACACAATGGATTTGTTCCTTGCGAACGCTGTGCGGAACGAATTTTGAAAGGTGAAATTAAAATTCACGAATTAATTCAACCCACTCGGCAAGCTCCGAAACCGTTTAGCCATTGCGTCTGAAATTATGAATAATGGCACCCACCTTGGCCTTTGCCTGTTCATCCCTGGAAATAACAGACTGAGAATACTGATCTCCTCCAGAAGGTGCTTCTCCATCTTTTTCTTTGAGTTTGGTGCGAACTGTTGCCAACGCATTTGCGTATTCTGGAGATCCGAACAGTTTATCCATCATATGGAAGCGAGCAGAGCCAGTATTCTTCAAATCTTCAGCAGCATCCTTGAATTGTGTATAGAAGGCTTCCACGATTTCTTCCCAGAGTTTCGCCTGGTTTCCAGGTTTTCTTCCATCGTTACCCACAAGTTGTTTAATGGTCTTTGCGGAACGTGTTCCTAAAAGTTTCTCTACCATTTCCTCATCGTCCAGTTCCTTGAATTTCTCCGTCTCAAAGGCCTGATACAACGACGCATATTTTGTGTCATTGAACACAAATTCCCGTTCCAATGTGGGGTGGAACATACCTGTTTCAGGATCATCCACAGATGTAATGAAAAGAACAACTGTGCCACCACCTGCTTGTCCAGCCGCAGCAGCCTCTCCATGTTCGCGATAATGACCCACAGCATCGTTTCGTGAAAGACCCAGACGTTTGAATAAAAATACATCGTAGCCCATCTTGCGGTGCTCATTGGGTTTGTTTAAAAGAATAGAGCGAATTTCAGGATTTTCATCCAAGTGAATCCAGCGTTCAGGATACATTTTTGTATTCCGAAGAACACTTAATTCACGAACTTCTTGATTTAATCTTACAACAGCATCCGCAAGAAGTGTATCTTCACGATCTAGAATATAATCCGCATACGCATCCCGAAGTTCTTTTATTTTTGTAACATATCTTGCTTCAATATCCAGAATTTCATCTTTCTGTTTGGTTTCAATTTCCTCAAGCTCTTCAGGTCTTAATTCAGAAAATGCGCGAAGAGGAATAGTAATTGTTTTTCCTTCGCGCTGAGTGACTAAATTGCCTTCCGCAGAATATACGTATTTGAGAGGCTCTTTGCCCTTTAAACGATAAAACAATTTCATCTTTTCCACATCTGTGCCTGTTTGGAATGTTTCCTCTTCCTTTTTGATTTTTCTTGCTTTTCTTTTTTTCTCTTCAGCTTCTTGGGCCGCTTGTTCTCGTGCCAAAATTGCTCGTCTCTCTTCTCCTGACAATTCTCCTAGTGTTGTAAACACTAGGGTTTCTTCCTCCTCTTCTTCTGCTGGTGCAGCAGCAACAGCAGGAGCAGCACCCGCACCCGCACCCGCACCCGCAGCAGCAGCGGCAGCAGCAACAGCAGGCGTCACGATAGCTGTTCTTGGTGCTGCCGCAGGAGCAGCAGTATCTTCTACAACAACACGACGTATAGTTCCTGTTACAGGATCCACAATGACTTCAGTCTTCGTCTTCTTTTTTGCTGCTGGTTTGGGAAGAGGCGCAGCAGGGTTCGGAGGGGGTACAGCTCCGGTTTTCGGCGGTTGTTCAGCCATGCTTCTATTTTAGATCCTATCTCCGTTAGATGGAGAACAAACCAAAGACAAGAACTGCGGATGTCACTGTCCGGGCTGCCTTTTCAATCTTCCAAGGAGCAATTGTGGCGATGGCCTATCCTTTGCTTTTTATGATGGCTCCTGACACTGTAATGGCCTATCCAGCTCTCTTCCTTTTCGCTGTGCTGCCTATATTTAGTTTCTTCACAAGCAGTTTTACCAATTGGTTCTTACAATATATGTATTGTGGATCTGTTCAAGTGAGCAGTATCTTTGCGGGTGCTGCGGTTTCACCTGCGATTATCCTTGGAGCAATGGGCTTGTGTCATTGGCTTTCGTTCTTACGAAATCCAATCACACAATTGTTTGCGGAGTTGCCTCCTAATGCGTTGCCTGATGCTGTATTTGCGCGAGAGGTGTGGGGATATGCATTTTATCTCTTCTGGGGTGGAGTCTATGGTCAAACCATTTCCTCAGGAATGATCGCAGCGTGCCCACCGTAGATCTATTCGCCTGGAGCAGCAGGGCCCAAATAGATATATTTGGGAACACCCTCAATCCCTGACCCCTCTGTGTTTAACATATAGTAGCCAGGTTTGGGTCCTTTTGCGACAGGGGAGGCCTCTTTGATTCGCCCGGCCGGAGCATCTACCTGAACGTGGCTTACCCAGAGACCAGGAAGAAGTCCAGCATCCGCCATCACCACAACCACCAAGTAAGAGAGAATTGCCCAGAGAATACAGAAAAGCCAAAAGGGCATCCACGTGTGCGTATCGGGATTCCGTCCAATTCCGAATTCCTTCCAGATACCATCCGGTGTAAACATCAACGAAGGGCGCATCATCAAAATTGTTGCGACACCTGCTAAATAAAGAACTCCACTAAAGATGAGAAGTCTCATCGCTCTAATCAATCTTCGTCTTTTAGTAGAATGAAGATGAACCTCACCAATTACCAACTTCGTGCGTTAAATGAACTGTCTCACAGATCATTGAATACAGTGAAATCCAATGTAAAAACTCTTAAAAATAAGAAAAATAGACAAGCATTAAATAAAGCGTTAAAAATCTCCAACAAAAAGACACGACGATCACGAAATACGTGAGTCACGAAAGACGCTTCAGAGCGCGCTCATAAAAGGGACAAGAAGCATACGTTTGAGCTACTTTTAGAAACCAAGCCTCGGGAATTTTGGATACATTCAGATGGCTTTGCAGCTCATTTTCAAAATCTACAAGGAGAGAAAGATGTTCAGGTTTACATTTTGCTCTCTCTTCTGACTCCAGCCACGCAATTGTGTCAGTAATGAGTGTGTTGCGCATTACAGTGGGCAGTCGTGAAAACTTATCACGGAACTTGATGAGATCCGCTACGCTTGGCATTCCTACAAATTTGGAGTAGGAAAAGTTTAGGCTTAGGCAAATTCTTCCACTTTCACAGCTTTATTCGCTCCCGTGAGTTTCTTGGCCTGATTGTAAGCTGCTTTGGTTGTGTTGAATCCTCTATTCGGAACCAAGGCCGCGGAAACAGGAATTGAGCCCATCGAAGGAACATCAATGAAGACAAACGCGAGCGCTGCCGCAAACAACATCGCAGCCTTCAAGAAGAGCTGTGCTATACCCACAGGCAGCGTAATGACAACCGCGCCTGTCTTTCTGGCCTCAGGAGTCTGGAGAGCCGTATTGACCTTTCCAATCATAGTTTGAAGAGCAGAGGCTGTTTCTTTGGGATTCTCAAGTTTCTTGAGTTCCGCAATAGCCTTCTGATAATTGTCTTCAATGCGCTCTTTGTTCGTGTATTTGAAGGCACCAGGTGTTCCCAGAACATTCGCGACACGAGATTTGGAGTGCGCAAGATTGTAATCACGTTTGGCTTTCAGATTCGCCGCAGGATCTGCTTTGGGTTTTCCTACAAGCAAATCAAACATACCGCCACCTTTGCGATTCTTCCGCGTATAGGCCATTTCTACTTTGTCTCATTTTTTTTTGGCAAAACCTTTTCAACTGCATCAAAAAGATCTACCAACTTCGCATCATCTCCAAAGAGTTTCTGACGGTGCTCCAAAAGAACTTTGTCCTTGTATACAACAAATTGCCCGCCGAGTTGGAACCCATCTCCTTTCATATTTCCAGGCGTTTGCTTGGATCGTTCATAGGCCTGTTTGTCAATGTCCAGCAATCCGTAGAAATTGTCCAAGAGACCCTTGCGACCAAAGAGTTCTTGGTAAACCGTTTTGTCAATCGTAAAAATAGGGCCATCCCAGAATTTGTATTTCGTAAAACTGTAGTCAAAGTCACTGCCTTCTCCAAAGGCCTCAAAACTCAGACACACTAGATTGACACCTTTCTTTTCATATTCTTCGCGAAAATATTCAACCATTTGAATGTAGGATCGGCAAATCGGACAGCCGAGACGACGAAGGAAAAAGAGAATACACGGTTTGGTTTTCCAAAGATCTTCCAGCAAACGTATATCACTTGGATCACGTGCATTCACAATAGGCCTTAACGCAAATTGGGTGACGGTGATCATCTAAAAAGAAATACCGTTCTGGTTTAGACTCATTAAATTTGAATTCGTATTCAAGGAATGACTGAGTATTTCTATGAATTCTATTCCTCTCCAAGAGAAGGCCAATGAGTGCCAACGAATGATCCGAAATATTAGTCAAGAACTTCCTTCTAAACTCAGTGCCCTTGTTCAACCATTTAATCTGAAGGGGCAGGATTTCAATACTCTTTTGAAATTTATTAAAGAAAATTATTCTACTCTTCAGCCTCAATTTCAAGCCAACTTTTCACAAAATGATGTAAATGTCTGTATAGATGTTCGGAACAAATTGTCTCATCAGGTAAATACGCAAATTCATTTCTTGAATCGTGCTCTTCACTCTCTTCGCCAATGTCAAAAAGCCTTTGGTATTCAGTCGGCTCTTGTTCCTCTTCGTGTTCTTGCGTGTAAAACGTGTGATCAAGTAATTACACGCACAGCACAACCTTCTGTTACCTATAAGAACCTCGCAGGTCAAAATGAAAAGGTTACACGGACCTATGATGTTCAATCGTGGGTTGTAGGAAATGCTCCTGCTGATCACGCATCCAGAGAAAATACTTGGTATCCTGGATGGGTTTGGACACGGACATTTTGCTCTCAGTGCCATACACACATTGGATACCGATTTGATTGGGCTCCAGAGGATCGTGTGGATCTCACAAATTCTAGAATTACCTACAATCTAAATCCTCGTCAAGCTATGATTGTTACGTATGCGGATGGCACTGTGAAGGATCTGACGCACGTAGTGAGTGATGGGGAGGTGCGGAGACATCGGTATGGACTGCTGGAGAAGACACTGAGGGAAGTTCCCCAAAATTGAAGCCATTGTGGGTATAGTTTGAAGCATAACAATGAGTAGTATCCGAAGCAAGACTGAAATGAAGGAGGATGAGGTAAAGGGGATTCAGCTTCAAGACACGCTGTATGAAGATGTTGTGCTTCACAAACATATGGATACGAAACTCTTGCTTTGTATTCTGGAGACACTCCAGGATATGAAGGAAGAACTTAGTAATCTACGAAACACAAATAGACAACTTCACGAAAAGCTTTGTAAAACTTGAGGATCCACAGTTTCCGTGTAGACTGGAAGAGTTTTGATGCTCATTGTATTGTTTTAGCACGCAATTTTAAGGCTGGTAAATTTACCTCTTCTAGTAGATGAAAGGGGGCAAAACAAGAAAAGTTTCCAAGAGAATCAAGAAGCTACAAGATGATTCATCTACCGCCATTGGTAAAAACCCGGCCCTGGAAGCTTTTTGGGATGATTTAGCAGCTCAAAAGAAGGTTGTTGTTATATACAAAGATAAAACACACAAATTCTTATCTGTGCCGAAAAAAACATCAAAAACATATACTACATTTTTTAACGCCTTAGATGAAGTGCCTGAAATTGTTGCTGTTCTTTCTAGTAATGCTTCGTGGGACGCTTATGAAATTTTTTTGTATCCCAAAGCCAAAGATAAAACAGTAGAATATGTCATTGAACATTATAAAAAGTTTTTCAAACCTCTTGGCTCAAAAGACTTTATGAGGAAGGTGATGGTGCCTGGATAAAAAACGATTTACACATTTACAATTTGCCTTTCATCAGAATGGTTTTATAGATTAAACAGAGCAGCAAGTATAAGTCTTCCCTGCGATAGGATTTCCTACACATCCACCCGTCTGGTAGGTACAGACATTGTCAGGAAAGTAATAGTTGAAGGTGCCAAGTTGATTCGCACAATAATTACACATCCACGCACACCCAGTTCCTTGTCCAACAGAAAACTGGATACAGTTATTGACAGGCGTTATGCCTACCTGCGTATAATTCTCGTGAAAGGCA